GATATTAAAGAACGAGCCATCTGCATCGCCCTTCTTGGTAAAAGAGACATGGCAATGCTTAGTATGCGGATTGATTCCACGATAAGTGACCCAACGGAATAAGGTTTTTCTTGAGGCAATCTTTCCATTGAATATGACGTAACTAATTCTCTTATCTCCAGCTCTCGCCGCGAGTCGTATCTGATTCGCAACGTAAGGCATGAGGTCAGGCTTGCTCCGTCCAGCCAAATCCCGGTCAATATCAATGGCTCGGACGATGCCCTCTGCGTCAGGATTGTGGTCAGAAGGATTATTTTGGTGAGCTCGATTGCCAATCCAGCCGTCGGAGGCTCTATCTCTGTCTGGGTAAGTATCATCAAACTGTTCGCGAAGTTGTTGACCAGCCTTGCATAATTTAGGCTTCATCCAAGTAGTAAAGCGGCTTCTTCTTCGGTAATGCCTAACTTTTCCAAAAGGGCAGCCTTTGCAGCAGCCTTTGCTTCAATGTCAGCCTCTCTAGCCGCAACTTCAGCCTCGCGGGCTTCTATTGCTGCTGCCTCTTCAGCAGTTGCATCTCTAACTAAATCATCAATTTGTACTTTGTAAGTCATTGTTATGTCTCCTTATGAGTTCTGATAGCCATAAACGCGAATTGTTCCGCCTGTGCAAGCACTATCAAAAATTAAAGTAAATGCGGTGTATTGCGTTGTGTCGCCCAAGTAACCTTGATAATTAGTAATTCCACCGCTTGCGCCGTTATTACCAACGGCTCTGGCTGTGTAGGTAGTAACTTTAGCAAGATTTGGATTATGTAAAATTGTTTCTAACATCAAATCATCTGCTGAGTGTTTTCCTGCGTACCAGTTTGCGTTGCTAGCTGTAGCAAAACCATTTATTGTATTGCTCGTATAAGACATATAATTACCAGCGACCAAATAACCGCTAGTCGTTGAGCCTAATTGAATTAAAATATTTCCATTTCCTACAGATGTTCCACCATTTACTGTGATGAAGTAATTATCATAAGTTGAACTGAAAGCACTTGAAACTGTTACTGATGAAACAGATGTTCCGATTGTCTGTGCTTTGATAAAGGTTAAACCACCGCCAGCAGCGCCCCCTAAAGCTACCCAGGCAGAGCCACTGTAATATTCTGTCGCATTTGTGTCCTTTAGGTAAGAAAACATACCTTCTTGCGGGCTTGTAATAGCCGCAGTACGAGCTGCCGCATTAGCGAATACCATAACTGTCTGCGATGCCAAATAACCATTGGCTGCTGCGGCTGTGAGAATATCTCCAGTCGCGAACTCAATGTAACCTAATCCTGCTGCCATGTGTATATCTCCTAGTAAGTCATCGCACTAACGCCAATTATACCGCGTTCCGTGCTATTCAGAATGAACCCATCGACTATGGGCTCAAGTGTTGTAACTGTAACTTGCATTGCATTTGGGCTAATTTCCCATTTCAAACCCTGCACTTGCAAAGTTTTTACGATAGTGGAACCATCAGGCTGAACATTGGAAATTCTGACATTTGTGAAATAGTCCAAACCAATCATGGTGTCTGTCGGCACCGCTGTGTCTAGTAAATCAACAGTCATAGCATCGATGCGGATTGTTGTCTCGGCTCTAGTGGCGCAATAGGTTGCAGCGATATTAAGAGCATTTGCATCGGTGTCGATAACTAAGTCTTGAGCCGAATATTGATGGGCAAAGTATTTAGCGGCGCTGGCTGCGTTTTGATAGAACTGCGCTGTGCCTCCTATTCGCTGCATACGAGCTGTGTTAATAATGAGCTTGTCATCGAAGGCAAAAACTAAATTTTTGTACGGAATCCCGCCCGTCTGGTTAAACTCAATCGGATTGCCAGAGATAGACGAAGCAACTTCATTGCGGCTTTTAAAAATTGCTGTGCCAGAGCCATCCATATAAAAAGCACCCTGCTCGGAAAACTCTGCGTTTTTGATTGCATCGAGGGAAGTGCGAAGCGTTGCTGGGTCTGCTTGACAAAGTGAATTGCCTGTAGAGATAGTTCTCATGCTGACAGGAAAGTCAATTTCATCCAATATTTTACCTATGCGTGTGCCGGTAGCTTGCCCTGCACCTGAATCTGCCACGCTTGTAATTTGTGCAAGGTTAAATAATCGAAATGCGTCAGCCGCGTATATATCCACATAACCCATGTTTTCGGCTTGGTCATAGAAATATCGGTATTCGGTTGTATAACCTGAAAATAGAAACTCCTGAGCTGTGGCTGTTGTGGCTGCTACACGAATCTTGCGCAAAGGTACAAGGTAGGGATAAAACTGAGAATCTACATTTTGTGGATTCCATTGAGAGGTGGGGTCAATAATCCTGATAACTGCTGTACCAGCCTGATAAGTGTCTGACTGAATATTGCGTCCATGGTCAATAGTTATATTGCGAACGCTGGGAGTTAAGTCAATGACTGGTAAAGCAACTTCTGATGAACCAAAAGAGGAAGTTCCAATAATTCCGTACTTTTCGTCGCCAATAACAAAACCTTGAAATCCAAAAGTTGCACCTGACGAAAAGTCAAAAGATACCGAGATATTTGCTGGCAGCGCCATAGTTAGCGCCCAGTTCTGTTAACTGATGAGCCGATACCTGACAAAGAAGAATCCTGTAGAGCTGAGGCTACTGCCTTGCCGTCAATCTGAACCACAATGTTGCTTTGTGAACTTGAAGGGAAAAGATAAGGGCCAGCGCCAAATTGTGAGAGGTTGCCGGTTGTAGGAAGTTTTGCCACGTTGGTTGCTGGCATTGACGGGACTGTAGTTGGTCTGTCAAAAACATTGTTTTTAACTAGGCTCTGTCCATACTCTGCTAGTGACGGGTCACTGACATTAGACTTATTTACAATAGCAGACACGGCAACGGCAGTATTAGTTGTGCTTGTGGTGTTCGCGGCCCTCTGTGCTTTTTCTAAAATCTTGTCGAGGTAAGCATCCCATGCCGCAAAAGGATTCTTGGCAGGAGGAAGGTCTGCAAGATGCTTTGCTAAATCTTCGCTTAAGCCCTGGGCTCTTGCAATCTCGTATGTAAGCGTTTGTACTTGCTTTGTGTTACCGGTTAGTAGGGCAAACTGTAATTCTACGCGCTTGCGGTCTTCGTCAGATAACTTACCCTTGAGCGCAGCCACAATTTGAATCTGCTCTAAGTCAAAGATAGTGCCAGCCTTTTTAAGTGCGGCTTGCTTTTTTTGTTCTGCTGTCAGTTTCTTCTGGTTGTCAATAGATAACTTGAGCAGCTTGGCTTGCATGTCTGCTTGCTTCTTAGCAAGTTTGGCAGCCTTCTCGTCTAACTTGTATCCAGTAACCGCATTATTCAAAGGATTGAAAGGTGTCAAACCTGCCATTTGTTGCCCAGAGGTAAAAGCGTTTAGCGCCTTAGTAAACTCGTCTCCGCCCTTAAAGATATTTTTAGGGTTAAATGCGTAGGCAGTAATAAAAGCAAACTTCTCAAATTCATCAATTGCGTTGACTGTGCTTTGAGCTAGTTTATCAATCTTAGCAACTAAGCCTTCCACGCCGTTAGAGCCACTAGCTGTGATGAGAGCATCTACTAACCCGCCACCTACAGTCTCAGCGAAGTTGCCAGTTGCAATAGATATTGCTTCCATCTTTCCGGCTGCTGTGTTTAAGTAGGCCGAATTCGCTCCCTCAAAAGTTTTGTTAATCTTGGCTTGTATTTCCTCAAAGGACATAGAGGCAAGCTGCGCCTTAGTAAGTCCCAAGTAATACTTTTGAAGGCCGCGAGTATTTCCTGCATAGGCTCGTGAAAGGTCATTAGCCACCGAAGTCAAATCGTAGCCAGTTCCTCTTGAGGCTTCAACTGCTGTAGTAAGTAACTCTTGTGCCTTTGTTACTGAGCCAGTGGTTGTTAAAAGAGACTGAAAAGCTGGACGTAAAACATCATCAGCAATAGAAGCAGATTTCTCAAGTCCTGCAATAAAATTATTTATGTTAGTCTGCTCAAAAGAAAGTCCTAGATTGCGAACTACGTTTGTCAGTCTTGCTGCTGCCTTGGCATCGTCATTGAAAGCTCTTACTGCTGTGCGACTAAAAGCTACAACTGCTGCCGTGCTTAGGGAAACGCCTAAAACGCGTCCTAGTTTGGAAGTGCTTTTTTGTAGTTTATTAACAGCTTTGTCAGCTTTGTTAAGTCCTGCCGCATCAAAGATGGTGGCAATACGTACTGCTAAATCTGTCTGCTGCGCCATTATGCACCCCTTGACTTAAATAGTTTGCCACCGCCGGCTTGCTTGACTTCTACAATTCTCATGTTTGCTTTGTTAAAGGCTCTCATTACTGCTGCTGTGGTTTTACCATTATCCTCAGCCCACGCTCTAAAGAGTAAGCGGCCCTTTGTCTTGCGGGTTCTACGTCCTGCTGAGTTGCTTCGCTGTGAATCAACTAACGGAGGCATCGCATCAATAAATTGCTTTCCAGCTCTAGGGTTAGCACTGTTTGAGATGTCTTTGCCTGACTCCCAAGCTGGGACGTATTGACCATTACGATAAGCAGTCACACGCTTGGCAGGTGGCTGGCCTTGAGGGTTCTTGCGCCCTGCTGTCTCATAGATTGCTCCTGCTGCTGACTTGTTATAGATAGCCGCAAGAGTTCTAAAGCCTCGCTTATTAGGGCGAGAAGGCGCTGCGCTATAAGTAATACCGCGTCTGATTGTGGCAGAGTTAAAAGCCCGGTATTCCCAGTCTCCTACCTCGTTGCCCCAGCCACTTAAAGGTGACTCTGATGGCACGAAGCCACGCGCTTTATTTGTAAGCGAGCGAAGGTGTCCAGAGATTTCTTTCTGAATATCCTTGGCGAAGTTAGGAGTGTATTCTTTCATGGCTTTACGAAGTTCAAGAGCGCCGCTTACTTCTGCTGGCATCGCTTCTCTCTTTCGCTATGTCCTTAAGGACTTCTATATGTGCCTTAAACGCTATCGCCGGTAGTTCGACAATAGTTTGGAAAGGAACCCCAAACTCGTAACTCAAGCGAGCCGCGAGATAGGTGATGGAGTTCCTGTCCAGCCTTAAGCTAAAGGGTCAGACTCTAAGACCTCAACTGACTTGAGTGTCTCAAGGAATGACTCCCCAAAAGGTTTGACTGTTTCACCCGAACGTCTAATTGCTTCCCAGCACAGCCAGTACACGTCTGACTGCTTCTGGTCTTCTATCAGGGCTTTGTGAAAGCCCTTCTTGGCGTATTGCTCGAAGGCGTATTCAATCAGTGGAGTAATCTCGTACTCTGTTACTG